TTTTGCCATAATTTTCACCTCTTAAACTTAAATCATTTATAATTATACAATAAACACTTAAAATATATAACTCTAATGCAAAAAGGACTAGTTAAACCTAGTCTTTTTATACTAATTTAAATGTTAAATCATAATCACTTATATTACCATCATAATATTCAATCCCATATTCACTTTATAATATTAAAAATATAATTATAAATAATATAATTATAATAAAAGCTATACATCCACAACTTAGACAAGTTACAACATCATCATCTGTATTAGAACTATCATTTTTTAATCCATCCATAGCATCAAAGCTTGTCTTATTATATACTTTATTGTAAGCTGCCTTTTTAGGATCATTAACCCATCCCATGCCCTTTTTACCATATGTAGGATTTATAGATTTTTTTACTTGTCTTTTTACTTTTCCAGTTGTTCTTGATTTTACACTTTTTTTTAAGCTTGGTTTTCTAGGACCTATCTTCATAACTACCTCCTAATTTATCATTTTCCGTTTAACATTATATAATATTTTTATTAATATAAAAAGTTTATACCCTTATCAGTATAAAATTTTATGACATGACAATAATTAAAATATAGATTAACTTTATTTGTATAAATAGCTTCAAAAAAAAAGGGATAGATAATATTAATTATCTATCCCTTCTTAATTAGATCTTCTTAACAAATTCAGAATTAACAAATCCAACTTTTCCATTTTTAGTTGTTACTCTATACCAACCTATAAAATCGGAATCCACCCAATCTATTCTAAAAATATCACCTGTATTTATCTTATCTACTATTCTAGAATTTAATGATCCTTCTTCTCTTACATTTAAAAAAGTACTTACATTATGAGTAGTAGCCATTTGTAATTTTTCTACATAATCGGCATTAACATAACCAGTCATATTTTTATATTGTATATAATACCAACCTAAATATTCTGAATCTACCCATTTTATTACGAATTTTTCACCAGCAGGTATTGTTCCAACAATACTAGAACTTGAACTTCCTTTTACTCTTATATTAAGATGGGTATCAACATTTTTTGTAGTTGCATTGTTTAAATTAAAGTTATTAGAATTAATAAGTATTTCTTCTGTAAACTCATTCATATCGCAATCACCATCAACACCAGCTACAGTTCCATTTTCTGAATATTGAAATCCAATCCAACTTGTCCAAATATTATTAGCTCCTGGTGTAGACACTCCATAATGTGCAATCCAAACTGGATAATTCCCTAATCTGCTATCTATATAGTTATTTGCAAAACTTGTATAAGTATATACAACTACTTCTTTTCCTGTAAGTCTTTTTACCTCTTCTAAGAATTCTATACACATAGAAGTTAAATCTCTTGCTCCTACCCCTTCAGTAGTTTCTATATCTAAAGCTAATTTACAATCATAATTAACTGCTCCTATTTCATTTAAATAATTTATGAAGAAATTAGCTTGATCCTTGGCTCCTTTATTAGCTCTAAAGAAATGATAAAATCCTACACTTAATCCTTGCTCTTTTGCTCCCTCATAATTTTGCTTAGCGTATTTATCCTTAAAGTAATTACCTTCTGTAGCTTTAATATAAACTACTTCTATACCATCATTTTTTACACTTTTAAAATTTATATTTCCTTTCCAATTTGATACATCAATTCCTTTTAAATTATTATTGTTTCTACTTTGCATTATTAATTCCTTCTTTCTTTAAAATATTTTTATTTATATAAAAAAGAGAACCTATTATAGGCTCTCATTTAAACTTTTTACTGCTGCTAACTTATTTTCTGTTTCTGCATTTAATAATTTTAATTTATTATTCTCATCTACTAATTTTTCAGCTTGATTTTTTAGACTATCTTCATAGAGCATTGTTTTACCTTTATTGTATTCACCTGCTATTGATTGTCTTATTTGCATTATCTCTTCTTTATTTAAATATGGGAATTTTTCTAAAAGCATTTTGTCAAATAAATCAGCTTTGGATTTAGCAAGATTCTCTAAGTTATCGGTTATTCTATATTTCTCTTCTATAGCAAAGAAAATCTTTTTACCAACTTCATATGCTTCATTAAATTTAGAAGATTTAAGCTTTTGATCTGTAGCTTCTATTTTAACTTTAATTAGTTGTATTAACTGGTCACCAAGTGATTTTATTATAGTAGCTAAAAAAAGTGCAATAGCAGCAGCTAAAGCACTAAGTATTGGGTCTAAGAATTTTTCCATTTTCAATTCCTTCTTTCTTATTTATCATTTTTAAATATATGATTTTCAATGTTATCTACTTTATCTTTAATATCTTCTACAATGTTGAATTTATCAGCGAATTTATCTATTAGATTATTAAGTTTATTTTCTCTTTCTCTTGCTTCTTTTCTAGTGTCCCATAGTAGCCAAACAAATAATGCTGCAAATGCTCCTTGTCCTATAACTTGTGTTAATATTTCCTTCTCCATATTGATGTCCTTTCTTAATTTAGAGAAATAAAAAAAGACTATCTCTAGTCCTATCTTATTTCTCTATTTTATTATGCTGTATGTTCTTCAGTAACCACTGGTGGATTAATCATTCTGTGTAGTTCTAAATATTGCTCTCCTGTTAATTCTCCTGTCATTTTAAATAATATTAAGTTTTCTGTCATTTGTTTTTTATCATATCCTCCATTTTGAATTTGAAATTTACATAATTCGTATGCCATTTTAACATCATCCTTTCTTTTTATTTTAAATTATTTTTATTGTTGCTAATGCAACTTTTTTATTTACATCTAATATTCCTGGTACTAATAAATTATTAATAACATCCCAAATGTTATTAACTTCTTTAGCCATATTTTGAACTACAGATCCTATGTTACTTGGTACTTTAAAATCTAAAGTTCCTTGAAGTGAGTTTAAGATATTAAAGCATGTTTTATCCTGGTAAGTATCTAAATCTATATCTACACAATTTTCTACAATTTCTATAGTTGGTGTAGCTAATTGATAGACTATTGTTGTTGGATTTGCTTTTAACCATGCTTTAAATCCTTCAACATCTTGTGTATTTAGTTTACTTTTAAGAACTCTTATAGAAATATTAAAGTTACTAGAATAACAATAAATTCCTTCTTTATTTTCTTGTGAACTTGATAATTTTGTTAAATTATCACTTATTAATTTTGTTTGATATTTTCTGTTATTTAAACTTGTATATAGAAAACTTATATAATTGCCTTGACTATCACTAGCAATCAAACTAAAATTTTCATCTCCAGTAAAAGTATATTTACCTAGTTTTCTATCAACCTTAACTTGTCCATTATCTTCATACATAATATCTTGAACATCATCAACACTTCGTAATGGAGCTGATATTAAAATATCTTTTTTATCTTGTTTATATTGTTGATAAGGGTTCATTTCTTTATCACCTAAAACAACATAAGCCAAATCTTTGTTAGCTTTTAAAACAGTTACTTTGAGTACAGAATCAAAATTAGGAGAAACTTGAGTAGTAAAGCTATCATCTGCAAATTCTTTAAATACACTACCTTGAAACACCCCATCTTTCCAATAGCTAACATTTCTATTTATACCATACATACTAAAAGTTGTATTTGCCTTTAAAGGAATATTAACAGTAAACGTATTTACTAAAGTATTTTTTTTGCCAGTTTTATAATCATAGAACACGCCATCTTCTACATTTTCACTATTTACATTAGTATCTAATAAATTTTCTGTTCTACTTAAAATACTAATTTTATGTTTATCTCCTTCTTGCTCTGCTTCTCCAAAGCTTTTTAAACCCTCGAAATAAGTATTAGGTAAATACGAATGTTCTCCAATACATACAATCAATCCGTTTATAAGTTTATTTTTATTCTCAGTTGTATTTTCCCAACCTACACTTTCTAACCCAATTACTCCTCTAAATTTTTGAAGAGAAGTAACATTAATTACTTTTATTTCTCCACTAGAAATAACCACCTGCGAATCATAATTGTTATCTAATTTAGAAAATTGAAAATTTATAGCCTTATTAGTTATATTTTTAACTGTTATAACTTTTCCTGTTATATCAAAATTTATACTTGAAGCTAATGCATTAAACCACTTATTAGTAGGCTCCCATTGAATACTTATAGGCTTCCATAAGTTTTGTAATGTTAAACCTTTAATGCTCATTCCTTTAGTTCTACCTTCTAATGTGTTTTCGGCACTTATAGAACTTCCTTCATAAGATAAATTTTGGTTAGTTTTTAATCCATTTTGAAGTATTTTTATATCTTCCTGTAATTTAATACTTATATTTTCATCTATTACAACTTTCTTTAATCCTTCATAATCTTTTTTTATATTGTCAACTTCTGCTTTAGTATCTTCTATTATTTTATCTGTTTTAGCTTTTACAGTATCACTAAGATTATCCCCTGTTTCTTGTAATCCACTTAATAGCTTATCTGCTTTAGCTTTAGTATCATCTATAAGCTTATTAGTATTATTCTTTAATTCTAATACTAAGGTATTAAGTGATTTTATATCATTAGTAGCTTCAACATTTTCTGCTCCTAATAGCTTTTTATTAACTCTAATATTAAATGTATTAGAAGCCATTTCCCCACTCTTATCTTTTAAATAAAGCTGTATTTTAACTACTCCAACTACTTGTATTATATTTTTTTTTAGAGTTATGTTAAGTACATTATTTTCTTTAATTAAAAAGCCATCTTCTTGTTCTATTACTGCTCCATCTTTCCTTTCAGCACCTAAAGAAATTGTTTGATCCTTTAAAACTATCTCTTGTCCATCTTTAAAGAGCTTAAATTCCATAACAGCATCATCTTCTTGGGTAAATGTAGCAACTATAGAACTACTATCTTTGTCAATATTAAGTGTGTTGTAAACTTCTATATTTTTCACTTACTTTATCCCTCCTTTATAATTTTTTATATAAAAATAGAGCTAACAATTAAGTTAACTCTATTTCAAGTTTTCAATCATTCCAGGCATTATATAATCTACTGTTACATCATATTGAATTTTCATAGTGTTTGTACTGGTTTTAGTTACTGGAGAAGGCAATTTACAATGAGAACTCCACGGAATTAATGTGCATATAGCAAAAGTACGACCTTGAAATGTACTTTTATCACCACTTCCTAAAATAAATAGTGTTCCATCTTTCCATAATAAAAAACTATATCCATTTTTAGTTAAAGTTCTTAATATTTCTGAACTCTTTTTAACAAAAACACCATTTCTTATTACAAAAACTTGTTGAGTTTTACCACAAAATAAATACTTTTCCCCATTAATATATCCAACGCTTAAAGTTTCTGGATTTAAATTATTTTCTGACTTTTCAATTAACACTTCACTTATTTTTTTATTTTCAGCATTTATTGAACATACATAAGTTTCATATGATTTTTTATTATTTTTGTCAGTTAAATATATTGTGTAACTTAAATATAAATAATCATCATCTCCAGTAAAAAGATTGAATGATGATGACCATAAATAACAATAGGAATCAAATGATGATCCTAAATACGTATGGTATTTTGAATCGAAATATATATTAGATGTTTGCAAGTTTTTTAGATTTTCTTTAACAAAATTACTCTTAATATCAATTGTATCTTTATATGTTCCATCAAGATTATATCTTGTTACTGTAAAATCGTAAGATAACCTCCAGAACATTCCACACGCATAATAAATATATGATGCCTTTTCTTTATGCTCTTCTGGAACATTTAAATTTATATATTCTAAACCGTAATTTTCAAAAGACATTTTAGCAATTTTATCCCAATGTTGTGTTCGATATTCACCTTTATAATGAAGACACTGAATATATAAATGAGTATTTGAATGTGAAATCACTCCATGATCCCCTTGAAAATCAGCATCACTTTTATAATCATAATCTCCAGAATTAGATACTGTAAAATAACTATTTAAATTATATTTTCCTCTTAATGAAGATGCATCTCCACTATATCTTGAACTAGTATTAGGAGTTATATAAACATTATCAAATGTTCCATTCCCTTTATCGGTAGGGAAGTCAAAAACTATATGATGCGTTTGACTTTTTATTTTTTTACCACCATCATAATAATTATTTATAATAGTACTCTCATTTTGATTGTAAACACCTTTTTTTAAATCTTGTCCTGAAGAAGTATTACCATAATTAGCATAAGCAATAGTTTCACCTAAAATCACCGAATTTTTATCATCATTTCCTGTTAATTCATCATCTTTAGTTAGCATCAACCAACTCACCAATCCACTAAAATAATCATCTCTACCTGGAGCTCCATTTATAGGTAACGCACCACCAAAATCATTATTTATAAATCCTTTATAAATAAAATTATAAAAAGCACTTGAAAACAAAGATTTATTTATAACATTATGCTTCTCAACTTCATGTAGCATTTCACCAGTATCTTTATCAAATAATTGTATTTTATATTTACCACTTAATTGTATTTGCGGCACTTCGAATTTAACTGCCTCATTCATCTTATCACCTGCCTATTTATTTTCTAATAAAGATTTAATATTATCAGAAACTTTTCCGAATAAATCTTCTTCATAATTTACTTTATCATTACAATTTACATCAATAACCTTTTCTAAAGTAACTGACACTTTATCAGCTAAATTAGTTTTTAATGAATAGAAATCTGAATAATGAACCTCTTCCTTAACCTCTGCATGAGGATATTCATCACTAAGAGCACCACTTAACTTATCTCCGTATATTGTTATTTGCCCCTGCTCCCTTTTTATAGTCATATTATCAGAAGCTTTAAGCATAATGCTTAAACCATGTCCACTTGAACTCTGTAACTTAATAAGTGGAATAGAGAAGGATAATAAACCAAACTCATTAACTTTTATCTTAGGCATAAAACTCATTGTAGCTGAATCTAGCATTATCTTACATTCTAATGTTCCAGTTCCTTCTACTTGGATAGCTACATTAAGTAAAAGATTAGTAGATCCATTAAGAGAAAATCCTATAAAAGCAAATTGTCCCCATGCTGATATTACATTAACATCATTGTTATTACAGTAATAGTACATACCATTTTCAGCTTCTTTAATTTTATTTTGGAGCCTTTGAACTTCTCTATTAGCTGTTTTACTAATTTTTTTATTCAACTTTGCTTCTGTAGTAGATTTAAAGCCACCAGAATAAGAAATTTTATTACTAGCAACAAATGAATTATATTCTTTATTATTAATATCAGTTACTTTGATGGAATCTCCTACCTCTAAAGAAAAATCTCCTTGCCAATCTGATTTAAATCCTGTATAAGTAAATTCTTTATATATTTCTAAGATGCTTGAAGCAACCTTTTTAACTTCATCTTTATCATTAGCATCCAGTAAGGGTATATCTAACTCTAGCTTATTTCCACCTAATTTACCTACAGTAAAACCATTTAAGTCTATTAAAGATACTTTCTCATAGTTACTGGTTATGGTTGTTTTCATAAAGTTACTAGGATTTATTTCTATATCTGTTTCTTGAATAGTTATTATATCTAATAAACCATTTTTAATTACAGCGAATCCTCCAACTATAACAGCAACATCTTTTAATATTTGTCTATAAGTAGCATCATCTGGTCTATCTGTAATTATTAAATCAGAATTATTATATTTCCCACTAGAAAGCCTTTCACTAAGTTTAACATTAAATACCTTACTAATATCTGAAAGTATAGTATGTACTGGTTGTGGGTATTGTAATACTGTCTTATAAGATACATCCATATCAATAAAGCTATCATAACATTCTAGTTTTAAACTTTTACCAGTTTCCTTAACTTCAAATACTTTATATTCCCCATATTCCACATATTCAAAATTTGTATTAGCTAATTCAATTCCAAATATTAATTTGAATTTTAAATCCTTAAATGTAAACTCATTATACCTACCAAGATAATTACTTATTTCAATATCAACATTAGTTGCTATAGCTCCACCAAGTTGAAATTCCTCTCCACTTAGAATAGATTCATTTAAAGATATAGAAATAATATCAGTATCATCTATTTCATTTTCATCAAAAATAAGCTTACTGCATACAACTCTACTACTTTTCCTTATAGCTAACTTATAATCATTAGATACATCTCTCATATAGAATCACCTTATTTCTCAATGAAATTCATCTTTAAACCATTCCAACGAATTTCTCCATCAATATATGATAGCGCTGGTATACTCCTATCGCCTACATAAAATGTTTTAGTTAGCATTCTACCTTCCATTGGATCGGGATAAGTAACTTGAAAAAATATATCTTTAACACTTTTTAATAATTCAGAACACTCTTCTTCACTTAAAGGTGGCCATTCACAATTAAGTTTTCGCTTTACCGCTATTCTATCCCTTAGCATTTCACCTTTAGCATTTCTATTAGTTTCACCATCTATATCATTAATATCAACTTGAAAAGTTTTAGGAGTGGCTATTTCCACTCCATTTATTACTAACATCTAACCACTCCTATATGTTTAATATTTGTTTTCCTGTCTTTCTTTCTAATCTTCTAAAAGATTTTATTATTAAATCACCTATTTTATCATCAGCTACTTTTAATTCTAAAATTAAATCTCCACCTTGATTATTGCTATTATTGCCATTATTAACTTGCATTAAATTTATCAACGAATTAGCTAAAAGAGCTCCTACTTTATCTGTCCATCCAGTATTATTTTCTAAAGGTACAACAGCTTCCTTCCCTGCTTCACCTATCATTGCAAGAGTTGCTGAATTAACTACTCCCCCTTTTGCTAGATAAGGAATCTTAGGTAAGTTAACACCAAAATGTTTTCCACCTAATCCACCTGGTAACCAATCTGGAGTAGTAATACTAATTTTATTTAGTCCACCTATAGCTGTATTAATTAATCCGATAACAATGTTAAGTGGTGCTTTAAGAACAGCTCCTAATCCACTCATTATTCCACCAAATATATCTACAACACCTTGCCATGCTCTACTCCAGTTACCAGTAAATACGCCAGTTACAAAGTCTATTATTCCACCAAAGATTCTTTTAATCGAATTCCAAACATTTTGTACATTCCTCATAAAAGCGTTTATTATATTACCAAAAGTTCCAAAGGATTGTGTCCAATCAGTAGTAAATACAGAATCTAACCAAGAACTGAAGGAAGAAAATATATTTTTTATCGATTGCCAAATATTAAAAGCAAAATCTTTAAATTCAGTATATCTAGACTTAATATAATCAAGCGATTTACATATAGCATTATAAATACCATCAACAATTGATATAACTATATTAGAAATTGTTGATAAAACAAAATGTATTGAATCTCTTAAAGCACTTAAAACCAATTGTACTGTTCCACTTATAGCTTGTATAATGGTTGTTATATATGCCTGTATAAAATCTATACCTCCGCATACAATACCTTTAATAACTTCCCATATACCACCGAATATTTCTTGTATTCCTTGCCATGCTCTTGACCAATCACCAGTAAAAACTCCTATAATAAAATCTATAATTCCACTTAATATGTCAATAATACCACCAAGAATTTCAGATAATCTACCAACAAGCGAAATAACTAAAGATACTATTGTTTCTATTATTGGAGCTATTAATGGGACAACATTAGTTATTATCCAATTTATAAGGGGTACTATAACATTTTGCCATAGCAAAGTTAATGCATCCGCTATCTTTCCTATTAACTCTAATAATTTATTTATTGTAGGTTGAATACTTGTTGTCCAAACCGTAGCAAATTGATCTGCTAATGCCTGTAACATTGGAGCAATATAAGTATTATAAGCATCAAGTATAGTACTAACTATTGAACTTAATCCTGCTGCTATAGCATCAAACATAGGTTTTAAATGTTCATCATATACTAATGCCATTTGGTCAAAGGTATCTTTAACTGCAGTATTTAAAGTTGATAAAATAGTACTTAAAGGTGCTAAAGTATTTTCTATTGCAAGTTTAAATTTATCTGCATTATCTATAATTGGTTGTGTAATACAATTAAGAATATCACGTCCAAACTTTAGCGATATATCTGTTGCTCCTAAATAAGCATTAGCAAAAATACCTATAAAATCTGCTGTGCATTGTTTTGCTGCATCACTCCTAAATACTTCAAATACTTTTGCAATAGCTACTGATACATTTCCTAATATATTAGCTATTTCTGTATGTGTATCAAAAATTGATACTATCTTACTCTTTATATATTCCGTATTCTGTGAAAGATATTTATCAACTCCACCAATTAAATTCTCGCCTATAGATAATCCAATACTGGCAATACTTCCAGTAACTTTACCTAAATTCAAAGCAACTGCATTAACCCATTTATTAGAAGCATTAATTACTTCAGGAGATAAAAATATATTTTTTAAACTTTCTTTTATTCCTTGTATATGTGCTTTAATTCTCTTAATACTATTCTCAAAGTCATCACCCAAGCCGGTTTTGAATCCCTCTTTAAATAAATCTTTTAGTTCATTAAACTTTGCTATTAAGCCGTCTACAAACCCATTAGTTTTTTGGGTTTGTTCTGCTACATTATTCAATCCCGAAGGATTAATTCCTCCAGAACTTTCATCAGGCTCTTTTTTTTGTAATTTATTTATTTCATCAAAACCCATTAAATTACTTAACTTCTTAGCCTTTTTACCAGTCTTATCTAACTCTTTATTATATTGCCCTTGTGCATTAACTCCTTTTAATGCCTCTTTACTTAATCCCTGCATACTATCCTTAGGAACTATTGGTTTTTGAGTATTTTGACCAAATAATGTTTGCATAAAAGTTGCTATATGTCCTGTAACTTCTCTTAACCCCATTGCAAATTTTGTTAAAATAGGTAAAACTACATTAAGTATTGGTAAAAATGCATTACCTATATTTAATGCAACATCTTTTAATACAGCCACTAACTGTTGTAAACTACTATTTGTATTATTAAAAACTTCTCCACCAAACTTTTTAGTTGTTTGTTCTAATATAGCAAATAATCTAATTTGCTGTTGGGTTTGGAAATCTAATTGATCCCATGACCTACCATTAGCAAATCTTTTAAAAGCATCTGTAGATTGTAGCATTGCAACATTAACGTTAATACCTAAATCCTCTATCGCTTCTGTATTCCCTAAAAGGCCAGATCTTATTCTTTCCATAACATCAGTCATAGTTCTACCAGTTCCACTAGCAATAATAGAAGATGCTTTTAATAATTCTGTAGTATATTGAAATGTTTGCTCTGTACTAGCTGTAAAACCACTAACTAAATTAGAATAAACAGCCCCATAATTTAAAGCGTCTGATTTACTCATGTTAAAAGCTAAAGCACTATCACTCGCCCATTTTAAAAACTGTTGAGAACTTTCACCCATAGTTCTTTTAATTTGTTGGATGGCACCTTCAACTTTCATTGCCATCATAGTTGAATTTTTAATGTATTGTCCTATTTTAGCTAATCCATAACCTATAGAAATACCTGCAAATAAATTTTTAAAGCTATTTCTTACCTTTCCAGTTTCTTTATTAACTACATCAGACATATGTTTAACTTGTTTATTTACTTTTGCAATTTCTTCTCTTACTCCTTTAGTTTGTGCTTCTATAATTACTTGAAGCCTTTCTAAAGTCATTCCACCGCCTTCGCTCAATATTATTCCTCCTTCCTTTTAAAACTTAAATTATGTCTTAAAGCAAAATCTTTCATTCTAGCTTTATTTAACTCTAATTCTTTTAATTTTTTCTTTTCATCTAATAATTCTTTTTCAGTTTTAAATAGACTTGGGAATAAATCTTCTGGAGTGGATATTTTAGTATCTTTATTAAATAAAGAACTTACATACTCTCCTATTTGCCTAGCTAAAATAGAATTTAAAACTATTTTTGTTTTTAGATCTAATTCTCTTTTCTTCTCTTCTAATTCTTGTTTTCTATAAGCACTCTCCATTAAATCGAATATTTCTTGTAATGTAGAATCCCAAAATAAAGAAGGAGTATATCCTAAATCTAAAAAGTTAGTATATAGCTCCTCAATCAAATCTGTATAACTTTCTATTCGTTCATTTTCTCTTGAACTTCCAGTTGTTTCTCCTCCATCATCTCTGTTTGAGCTTCTGTAAAAAAACCACTTACTTTATATACATCCATAATTACATCAGAAAAGAATTCTAATTGGCTTCCTCCTTCATCAACATATTTATCAAACATATCTTGAACATCTTTATATTTTAAATTTGCATTATAATCTTTTAATGCATAATGTGCTATTGTAAGCATAACGCTTAATGCAGGTAACCCATTAGAATTAAGTACATTTAATAAGCTAGTGCCTAATTTTTCTTCTAAGCTACATAAAGTTGATGTCTTTAACTTTAATTTATATTCCTCTTCTCCTATTTTCCATATTGCAAACTGTTTTCTTGCCATTTTAATTCATCCTTTCTATTCTTCTTCTCTTCAATAAAATTAAGCTGGATCAGTAACTTTAATATCACTTTGTAATGCCATTTTTAAAGTGAAATCAATTGGATCATTAACTCCACCACCACCTAAAGTTACACTTACTTGTGCATCCCAATTGAACTTAGTTCCATCTGGGAAAGTTTCTTCAAAGCTTAATTTTTCTTTTTTCTCTGCTGCTTTTCTTAAAATTCTATATGAACTTGATGCTCCTGAATTATCATATTTGAACTTAAATTCTAAATCTCCTGGATCACCTATTCCATATTCATATTGTTTCACTGTATCTGCCAAACAAGTATTTTCTACTTTTTCAGGTTCATTTCCCATCTCTGGCACTTCTTTTAATCCTTCTAAAATTGTATAAGAACTACCACTATCAGCTTTATAGCCTAAAGTTATTCCATTAGCTAACATATTTCATCATCCTTTCGCACTATATACTCTCATATTGTTTACATCAATTATTCCTTCATATCTCATTACCTTATGTTTTAATTGTTTTGGATCCGGAGCATCAAGACATTGTATTCTTTCTAATCCTGATGAAGAAAGCACCTCATCAATTGCTATAGCAATATCAGACGTGCTTTTATCATTCCATATATCTATTTTATATCTCACATAAGCTTGTTGCTCTTTATCATCAGTTTTCAAAGAAGTTTTATTATCTTCTTCAACATACTGAATTACAGGAAATGTGGCCCAATTTGATGGATATGAATCATTAACATTTTTACATATACTTTTTAACTTATTAAATATTATTGGTTTAATATTTATCATTTACTTGCCACCGTCCTAATTGCTTTTCTAACATCATTTTCAATTTCACCTAGAACTTTATCTTTATTATTTTTTAAAGCAGGGTATAAATAAGGTTGTGCTTCCATACCACTCCAATCTTGCTTATATGTTATATTAACCTCTGAATTTAAGTTGGAATTCTCTCCTCTCATTCCAGTTCCAAATTCAACATATGCTGCATGATCCGAATTGGTATAAACCATTCCTTTTGCAGTCCCTTTTTTTATAGAAACACTACTTCTTATACTTTTTCTTAAATCACCATCTCTTACAGGACATAATAATTTAGCTTCATTTTTAACTAACTGTATATTCTTACGCATTGATTGTTTTACTACTTCTTCAGCATTGCCACCTAGTTTATTTAATTTTTTCATTAAATTATCTATGCCTTTTACACTATTGTTCATATCTTTTCTAATTCAATAGCTAAATGTGAGTATCTTTTAATGCTTATAACCTTATAGTCAGGCTTACTTTCTTTAGATACATATACACAAATGCCGTCTCCTTCATTTATTTCACAATCTCCATCGTAAAGCATATTTAATATATAGTTTAATCTTTCACCATAGATTTCTGCCTGTAACTTCCCAGAAGCAGGGTATATATTAGCTTCTAGTTCTATTGATGTTTCATTAAAATCTAAATATATTCCACCCTCAGCATCTTCAACATTTATTTTCTTTTTAAGATAATAAGTTTTTTTATTCTTTATTCTCATTGGCAATTCTCACCGCCTTTAAATTTTTAAAAGCGCTTAATCTCAACCTTATATCTTCTGGAATTTCTGTAGAATAAGAAACTGATACTCCACCTTCACTCCTGGAGCTTTCTCCTTCGCTTCCAATACGATTATAATAGATAACAGCTAGTTTCCTTTGTAAACCCTCTGCTTTACTTGGCAGCTTATCTCTATTTGTACAATCTAAAATTTCTGATTCTGCGTCTTCTAAAATAGTATTTAATAAATCATCTTGCTTATCATCTTTTATTCCTAATCTAACTTTTAGCTTTTCTAATTGCGACATAATAAACCCTCACTTAAAAAAATAGAGAAGGTATTACCCCTCTCTATTCTGTTTTAGCTTTCTTCACCTTAACACAAACTTGTATAGCAGCAACTCTCTTATCTAATATAAATACATCTTCAAAAGATTCCTCAAAGTAAACATACTTACCTTGTGTTAATGCTGATGGATCTTGTAATTGAGCAAAAGAATAAGATACTATTGGTAATATAGCACTAGGGTGAACTAATAACATAGCCATATCCTCAGCATCTTCTTTCGCTGTTATTCCACCATTTTCTTGGCCAGAAGTTTTACCATCATTAAATGTATATTTTGTTTTCATTAATGCTGTAGGAACTCCAACTATATCTACTTCATCAAGTCTTGAAACAGTTCTTGATAAAGTTTTATCCCCATTAGTTCTTACTATAGCTACTGCATTATCAAGTAAAGTCTTAGTAAAAGTATCAACATAAAGTATTCTTCCAGTAGGTGGTACTAACCCCTCATCCATAGCATCCATCATAGCATCAAACTTAGCTAAAGCAGTTTTAGAAGTTAATTCTGCTGTTTCTGCTGTAATAGCGGTTTTAGCATTTTTTAATGTATATAAAGTTGAAAACATCATTGCATCTAATTCTGGAAACTTTTGAGTTTCATTCATTGTTTGAGTTATGTTTGTTATAGATGCAACTTGATTAGTTTGATTAACATCCTGTGGATGAACTAAAGTTTGCCATATTCTATGATTTTTTAACTCTTTAGTTTCCCAATCATTAGAGAAATTTTGACTAAAATCACCAATCTTAGTTCTATCTCCATCTACTCTACCAGTAGTTGATAAGCGTGGTATTTTTATAGTCTTTGCATCAACCACCTTATATTTTTTACTATTGTCTATACTCCATAATCTTCCTGAATAAAGTACATAAGGATAAGCATTAGCTAATTCCTTTGCATATTGTGTTGCGTAATTTACTGCCATATTTATTCCTTCTTTCTTTTATTATTTTGTTGATTTTGGTCTTACACCTTGAAAGTTAAATCCAAAAGTAGATGATTCGCTACCTTGTCCACCTTTAGGAATTTCACTACCTCTTAATTTATTATTTACAGCTTTCTCTACTGCACTTTGAAAAGCTTTCTCTACAGCTTCAATACTTGAATTACAAGTTTCAGCGCTTTCAAAGTTAAGAGTTCCTATTAACTCTTTAGGTAAATTCTTTTCTGCTAGAGTTTCATAGGCTTGAGCCTTTAATTCTCTAGTAGTAATATCTTTTTCTCTTTTTTCTAATTCGGCTATTCTTTTTTCTTCTGCATATTTTGCTTTCTGTTCAGCATTCATCTTAGCAAGTTTCTCAGCCTCTGTTTTAGCATTTTCTAATTCAGTAGCCTTTTCTGTTTCCCACTTACTCTTTGCAGTTTCAAGAGCTTTAGCAATCCTCTTATCAAATTCGCTCTGGTACTTTTTATCTTTTAACACATCATCAAAAGACTTATCACCTTCACTCCCTTCTGCTCCTTCACCAGTAGAACCACCATTAGTTCCTTCATCACCAGTCGTAGTTCCAGCACCTCCATTACCTGCTCCACCGTCTGCATTTAAAAAAGGTCTAGATACTCCACCTAAACCAAATAATTGTAGATTCATTATTAAATTTCTTTTCATATTTTCCTCCTTGCCCCTAGTGTTCAATGCCCACTAGATTCAATTATTTAAGTCTTTTAATGTCATACTTCAGGACAAAATAAAAAAGCCTTAGTTTCCTAAGACTTACTTATATTTCTACTTTATAATTTTCCCACTTCTTATAAGCATCTACATACATTTCCTTCTTATCTCCATTGTAAGTACACTCGTAGTACATTCCATCAAATAAAGTGGTACTTAATAAGGCTTTGTTGTTTTGAAGCGTCTTGCAACACCATACCATAAATACATCATCTGTGGTAATTTCTTTTTTATCTGTCTTATCTAGATGTTTATTAGTATAATTACACACTTCTTTTTTGCATAATTCTAAAAAATCTTTTTCATTCATTATTTATTCACTCCTTTTAAATTTATCCATAATAAAAGCACCTACATTAAGTAAGTGCTCTAACTATTTTCCTTTACCTGGTTTAAATTGTTTTCCGCAATTCAAACATGTTATTAAAACTTTATTTTTACCATGACCTGCTGCAACAACTCCATATCCACCTATTGTTGCTACTCCTAAAGCTCCTTTTAGTAAACTAAATCCTTTTTTATTAGCTGTCAATTGAGTGCTTCCACATCTTGGACACCTAATAACGTCATTGTTATTTTGTATGTTTCCATTATCACTATAAGTATTTCTTGTATGATTATTATTCTTTATATAACAATTACATCCCATAATACTATCTGGATTTATTATTAATTTAACAAGATCATAAAGCCATCCTATACCTAACAATCCACCAGTAAGTGTATATAATACACCTTTCCCATAATTGCCTAAATAATATTGATGTACTCCTAAAACTCCTAAGAATAAACATAATATAAGTGCTGTGCTTCTGTTTTTCATTACATTTCCTCCTTAAACTGTTAATAATTTAATGATATAACAATTTTAAGGAAAAGTAAAAACACCTACCCAAAGTAAGTGTTTTAATAATCGCAATCATCATCTATATCGTTTATTCCTGGATATATATCATTTATTTTTATTTTTTCTTTTAAACATCTATTCAAAGCTTCTTCAAGTTCATCATCTGATATATAAAAGCATTCAGTATTTAACTCATCGCCTAATTCAGATTCGTACTTATCAATTAAATTACCTATTCTAATATTTTTCTCAATTACCTCAGGATCTTCACGACTTATTATCTCATCAAAAATATCCACCTTATTCAGCTCCCAACATATTTAAAAATTCAGAATATGACTTTGGAAAAATATCCTTAATTAATTTTAACTTATCTTCATCATTACGTAAAGTCGCTTCAAAAAAATGCGCAAAAGCTTCTTTAGGCAATTTATTTGGGTTTTTCCAGTATTCAGTTCTATGCCTGAACTTTCCTACTATTATATTTTCAGTTACTCCACCACATAAATCTGATACAGAATGAAATTTTGGACTTTTACCTAGTTTGTCGCTTATTAATTTTGATACTTCATAAGGATTATTAATATTATTTATCCTTGAATACTCATTTACAAAGGAATTAACATCATTAATAATTAGATTTCTAAACTTTTCATCTTTTACAGATATATTATTCAACCTATGATCTATAAGATGTCCCATTTCATGAAATATTGTTGTATATTGTCCTTTACCTTTCTTATTTGCAAAATCATCATTAATATCTATATAGATACCTTTTTCTTTAGGACTATACCTTGCAGCACCATCTTTAAAATTAATATCTTTAAAGTTAATTTCATTTATATTTTCATAAACTAATTTTTTAACTTCGTCTGGTGAATTATCTATATATTGCATGATGTTTTTATAATGTTTTTTAGGTAATTGCTTGATGTTTATATTAATATTGCTTGAACCTAAAAGCTTATTAAAGAAAGATTTTATACCAGCAAACTCACTTTCTGAATAGTTTCCATTATAAACATCTTTTATTTTGCTCCATATATCAGGTGAATTATATTTTAACTTTTGAAAATCATTAAAATTCTTAGGTATCAACTCACTTAGAGAAGCTTTATATTTAGCATATTGCTTTTTATCAGAAGCTTTATTCTTTATCATCTTTTCTAAAGTTTCTGTTTTATCTTGTCCATATTTCTTAACTACAAACTTACCATACCATTCATTATAGTTCATATTGTTAATAATATAGTTCTTTCCAGTTACAGGATCTCTTGCTCTTCTTTGAAGTGTTTCTAAAGTTCCTTTTCCTAAATATGCTATAGTTGTACTTCTACAAAACGGATGAAGAGGTGGTAAGTTAACTCCTGGTTTAGCTTTTCCAACTATCAAAACTTTACCATCCATTTTCCTGCATATCTTACTGGTTCTTAAATCTAAAGTAGCTAAAAAAACACATCTTTTTATATCACATTCCTTATAGCTTTCTATTTCTGCCATATTAGTTACGTATGTAGTTTCTGTTCTTATAAGTCTTTCAGATGCAAACTTTCCATAATTACTTAAATCATCAAGCTCTTTAGCCATTCTCTTTGAACTTTTACCACTCATTAAACCACTTGTTATTACTTCTTCTAATCTATCGGCTAATACATCTGAATTATTCCATATCCTTTGTGAATAGTTTTTTCCACTCCATTTATTTCTTAATACCTCTTCTATAAAATCTATAGGCATTTCAGAAAAAGTAAAACCTAATCCTATTCCTTTTTGAATATCAAATATATTACGATAATATGCATCTTTCATATTATCAATATAATTACTTGTACTTAACTTTAATTCTTCTTGTGATAATAATTTAGTATTAATATAAATACTCTCCTTTAAAGCTTCTAATCGAGTTATACGAGCCTTATAAGGAGAGTAATTTAATTGTGCCATTAGATATTTTTTTAAGTCTTCATCCTGGATATATTTAATTTTATCTCTTATACTCTTCAAGTCTTTTGCATGTATGTATGAGTTTAAAAGTTGTCTTGCCTCAGTTTTACTTAACTTATATTCCATTGCATACTTATTAAATATCTTCTTTATATCACTATTTATATCGTCTATAGCTTTATCATAAGCTTTATTAATCTTAAATATAGTTTCATCACTATTCTTATGATAAGATGCCATTCTAGAGTTAGCTCTTTGCTCCCAGTAATGGTTGCTTCTCTTTTTCATAAGCTATAACCTTATAACATATATAGAAAGAATACAGATTAATATGTAAAGAAGAAAACCAATAAATTGACTAACTCTATCAGTAATAGTTTTACCAGTAAAAATACTTTTAAATGTTACTAAGGAAATTATACTAACTATTATTAGCACTATCCATGCTAGAATCTTCATCTTTATCATCCCCCTTATCATCTATATCATGCTTAAAGTTATATGATCCAAAAGCTTTTTGATTCTCCTCTATACTTTTCTTTTTATCTTCATCAAGCTTTTTTCTTTCCTCTTCAACATCTATTTCACTATCAAACCTTTGTACCCTAGTTTCCCAACTTAGTAAATCAGATGTTTCTTGAGATATTCTAGCTAATAATTCTTCGTCTACTGGTAAACTTCTCTTCATGATAATATCTATCTTTGATGAATCAATATGCTTTGCTCTTATATTTTCTATATTAGACATAAGTTTAAGTCTTTGCCTTAAGCCCTTTTTAAAATATCTTTCCTTTGTCTTTCCTAACTGTTCAAATCCTAATAACTTGTACTTCATAGCTATACCAGAAGCATTACCAACAAAGTTTTCATCTGTTAAACATGGCACTTTAGAAAACTCATGTATATCATCTTTAAGTGATTTTTTTAATATTTCTGTTTGCTCCTCATTAAGCTGCTTAACCAACCACCTGGCATCACCTTTTTCATCTAACTCAATTATCTTATTCTCCATTAAGTATTTAACAGTTTCGCTTACTTCATCTTTTGTATCGCCTAGTGATTGTCCTACTATAAGTAAAAATGCATCAACTAATTGTTCTTTATCATTTACTCTATCACTTTGAAGCTTATTATAAGCATCTATTAGAGTTCTAACTCCTTCAAAATCTCCCATAAGTTTCTTATTATTTTTATATTCAATTAAAGGAATACCATTAAAATAATGAGGTTCTCTATCTTCTTCAGTAGGTGATTTACTATTTAAATCTACAAAAAAATAATGTATAACCTCTTTATCGGTATATACATTAACATCATATCCTTTTATTTGATTGTCTATATCTAATCTTGCATTATAAGAAACTCCAAACATAGGCTTTTCCTTTACAGTATTATCTACTACTAAAAAGCTATTTAATGGACTTATTGTTGCTAATTCTGGATAAGGAATTTCCTCATCATTCATATAAAGTAATTCATAGCCTACACCTAATATACTAATATCTAGAGCCAACTCATTATTATGACTATCTTCATCTATTTCAGTAAATATATTGTTTATCTCTTCTGAACCTTCACCAGTATATAAAATAGGAATACCGAACACATATCCAGTAGCCATATCACTTATATATTGTGCATGATTACAAACAATCTTATTATTAGGAATATTCTCATTATCAAATACTCTATTTAATATCTCATGCTTACCATCATAATAATTGTTCAATACTTCATATCTATCTACTAATCCTTTATGATCCTCTAAGCACTTACTTAAAAGTTCTATTGGTATACTTTCATCGTCATTCAATAAACTTCTATCTTTTACTATAGCCACTTTATCACCTACCTTATTCCTAATCTAGATTTACTTCTAATCTTAATTTTTCTATTTAACATTTCACTTTCCATACCATATCTAACAGCATCTATTGTATGGTTATCTTTATCTGGATATTCTCCTTTAAGATTTCCATTACTATCTTTTTCTATTTCATATCCTAAAAATTCTCTTTTTACATTTGGACACCTTATAGGATCTATTATTATTTCTTCTATTTCCTCTGATAAGAATTTAATTCCATGTTCTACACTATCAGGTCCTTTTTTAGCACCTATTATATTTAAACCTAATGTTTTAAATTCATTTATTGTTCTCGGCTCTGCACTATCTGCAACAACCTTTCTATTATCTTTATTTAATTTCCTTATCTCTTCAACTGCTTTACTATTACTTAATTGAACTTTATATACTTCACCGAATATATATAATCTCTTTCTAGTTTTATCATAGTGCATTAAAACATAAGCTAATGGATCTGCAGCATAACCAAAGTCTAAACCATTCTTTAATCTATCAAATACTTTTATTTCATCATCACTTATTTGTCTTACAGTTATATTCCTAAATACTTCTCCACCAGTACCAGTTACAGCTCCTAAGTAATCATGTTCATACTTAGTTGGATTAACCTTCTTCATATGCTCTGCTTCAATTATGAACTGTTCACCTAACCATTCTCTCGGTACTGTTCTATAATCACTATGATGTACAAATTTATCTTTTCTTTCTTCTAATACTTCTTGGTTACACCAGTTTCTTTGGCTTTCTGGCGGGTTAAATGAATAAAATACTACAAACTTAGGACCACCTCTCATTAATGATTGGTTTATTGTATCTATTTTAGGCTTTCCCTCAAATTCATCTACTTCCTCATACCATATATATTTAATATATCCTTTAGGAACTTTAGTAGACTTTACTTTTTTAGGATTATCAGCCCCTTTAAATCTAATTACTTGTCCAGTAGGCTTATAAGTTATAGTAAGTTTAGCTTCTGGTACATGCCAATCATTTTCTACACCTAATGTATCTATGGCCCATTTAATTTGGTCTCTAACTGATTCTGATAAAGTATCCTTAACTCTTCTAAGTATTAAAGCATTAGACATTATTCCCTTTATTGCATCTCTCATCATCCCTAAAACAATTTCTATTGAAATAAAAGAGGATTTAGTACTTCCTCTTCCACCTTTAAACCAATAATGAGTATGCAATTCTCTTTTTATATCTTTATGTGCCTCATAAAAGCTTTCAGCTATAACACATTTTAACTTTACTTTAATCATCTATATCATCCACTATTTGAACCATATCATTTTTACCTGGTCCACCTTTATTCAATTTATCTTTTAATAATTCTAATTCAGCTTTCTGTTTATCTGTAGCTATTCCCATGTGATCTGCTAACCATTGAAGAGCTTTCATTTTATCTTGTAGTTTAATCTTAACTCCGTCTTTTCCTTCTGATACTTCTTGCAATAGACTTGTATCTACATTGGAGCTATCTTTAAGTTCAACTACATTATATTCATAGAAGTCCTGCTCTCCTGTATCTGGATTAATAACTGGAATATCTTCACCATCTTTATTCTTGGTCCATCTATTTTTACGTACCTTATTAAAGGATAAATAATCTCCAATATCACTAAACGCTATATCCATATACTTCTGGAATATATCTTCTTCACTTAACATTACTTGATTAATCTTATGTTTCTTAAGCTTTTCTATTTCAGTTTTTATACTAGGTTTTACTAGGGTTTTATACCCTTCTACATTAGCAACTATATAACTACAACCATATGCTTTCTGATACGCTTTAGTAGCATTAAAATACTTTATATAATAAATACAAAAAAGCCTTTGTTTATCAGTAAGTTCAGCATTTTGTATTACCTCATTTACTTCTTCTACAATAGGCTCTTTAATATCTTTTTTTATATTAGTTTTATTCTCATTTTGATTAGTAACGTTACTTTTGCTTATTGGTAACGCTCCTTTTAATTTTTCATCCCAACTATCTTGTGATTTCCACTTTCTAATTTGAGAATCTTTTATGTTTAACTCTTTGGCTATATCAATTAACTTAATATCTCCATCATGATCCTTGTATATCTCAAATGCTTTATCTCGGTTTGGACTTCTTGCTCTAACCATATCACCACCTCACCTATTCGTCATTTTGTAAAATAAAAAGAACCTTTTTGAATTAAAGATTCTTTTAAATTTAAATATATTATTAAAATTTTATAAAACTACATACTCATCAATTAATGATTTTGTATTAATTTGTTCAATAATTTCCTTATCTTCCGCTTTAGCAAAAATTATACCTGCTATGTTATAAAATATATCATGAAATTCCATAGAATTAATTCCTTTAAATCTTTTCCTATATGAGATTTCATTCATAGCATAAACTACAAAATCTTCTTTAGTAAAACGACTCTTATCTTGAAGCTTATCTTTAATAAAATTACTAAATAGATTATTTTGTACACCTTCCATACTTAAATAATCTACAAATTCCTTAAGTCTGTTTTCTTTTCTCCATGCTATATACCAAAGTAACACTGTAATTACTAATATATAAACCCATATCAATGCAATAGAAAATTTAACGTTTGGTTCTAAAAGCAAATCCTTAAAGAATATATTATTCTCAATCGATTTAGGAAATGCTAATACAAATGTCAGAATCCCTAATACCCCCGAACTTGTTATCTTTGGTATATTATATCTTAATTTATACCGTGCTATTACTTTGTCACAGCTACTTTTCATTGAATTATTGTAACTTCTTAAATTTTGCTCCATAATTTTTGCTTTATTTTGTTTCTCTATTAAGATTTGATTTTGCTCTATAATCTTTTCAATATCTGATTTTTGATCTATGTACTCTAATTTATAATTTTCTACAAAATCAATTGCTTCTTGACAAATAAAATATTTTTCTTTTTGGTTTTCATCCAAGAAATCTCCTCCAGTTTTATCTGGATGATATAAATTTCTTTCTTTTATTATTTTTAATCTCAAACCATTAATATCTTCATCTAAATAATTAAAATATTTTTTTATTTCTTTAATATTTGTAAATTTCATAACCCCTCCATCTGATGTTACAGGATTATTATACATAAATATACTAATAATTTCAATTTATATACTAATAAAAAGAACCTAGCCTAAACTAGATTCTTTCCTGTAATCCAGAGGGTATTTATTTTTTTAATGGCGGAAAGTAAGAGATTTGAACTCTTGCTAGACATAAAGCCTACTAACAGATTAGCAATCTGCCCTCTTAACCAACTTGAGTAACTTTCCATGTGCAGGAACTTAATCCTGCTTAGTTAGGTTTTTGAGTTTGAAATTAAATAAACTTAAGAATAACAAAGGGAGCTTTTAGGAAGGCAATGGATTCGAACCATCTTTAAGCTATCCAATAGACCTTCCATGTGCAAGGCTTTTACACCTTGCTTTCCGTTAGTTAAGTTTTAATTTACATCCCGGAGGATCATCAATGAACGCTTTACCCTATCCACAATTACATAATAACATATAAAAGTGGGTATATGGTGGGTATTAAACGGGTATAAATAGGGGGTATATTTATATAATAAATCTTTCTTGAACTCCTGGATTATAGAATACAAAATCTGAAATTTGCTTTATAACCTTAGGTCTTAATTCCTTCCTGCAATAATCCTTATTATATTTTAAATGTCTAGCAACTGTTCCCCAACTAACTTTAGGTTGATTTATATATCTTAATCTAATTAAATCCTTCTCCTCTTTTGTTCTAAGAGTTTGTATAGCCAAATCTATTCTTCTCTTTAATCTAACCTTATAATCTAAATCTCTCTTAAGATAGAATAAATCTTTTTCTTTCCTTATTACTTCATCTTCAACCATGCTGCTAAACTTATTTGTTGGACCACTCTTTTCATTATAGCCTATAGCTCCACAACCAGTATAAGATTCTTGAATATCTTTAATTTCTGCTTCTATTAGTTTTATTTCTGTTTCTAATGTATTGTAATTTCTAAGTAAATTTTCTGTCTTTTTAAATAATACCTTGTCCATATTACTTTTCCCTTCTCCTATTCAATAACTTTTATCCTGCTACTTAACGCTTCCCAAGACATACTGCAATTACGAGAACTTATATATATACCTAATACACCTCCACTTAACATGTGTATATACCAAATTTCCCATACCTCAGTTCTATCATTATCAAAAATTATTTTAGCTCCTGGCACTATACCTTTTTTAATTGCTTTATATAATTGTTTTTTCATTTTCTCTTGCAAAGTTTCTTTTTTAACATCTTCAATAATTTCAAAAACACTAACTTGTCCTTCTAATACTTCCAATTACTTCACCTTCTTATAAATTCATAGCAAGCTGTTTTGCTTCACAAAATAGTCTAGGTTCAATCAATGGATAAACCTTTCTACTCTTCATATCTTCTCGCTTAAATCTTTCTTCTATATCAACTAATCTTGTCCCATCTGCTTTAAATGGTATAGGGCTATCTTTATCCATTTTAAGCATCTTTCCCCATAACATAGGATAATGCCTTCTTAGACTTCTAAGGCTATTTAAATTTTGTTTAGGACATAAATAACATCCTAATCTTTCAAACTTCCAATACATAGGATTCTTGAATCCTTTTGATTTTATATAGTTTAAGCAATCATCTTCCGTCATTTTCAATTCATATAATGGAGCTATACAATTCTTAGGAAGTCTTTTATATCTCTTTGGTTCATCATAAGCTATACCAACATATCTCTTATGTTTACCAATTTCTCTAAAATATTTATTTAATGGTTTCATTTTTAACCTGCTATTACACCAAGCTCCTAACATAAAAGGCCATCCCCATATTTGACCATTCCTTTTTCCAGTAGTATTAACTGTATAAAAATACTCTTCAAAGCTTTTTTCAGGTCTAATCCAATCAAATTTAATACCTGGTTTAAGTTCTTTAAATTTTCTTTCAGCTATTTTAACAATGTTTATTTGCTCTCCAAACTCAAGCCTCGTATCACAAAACACTATTCTATCTAAAGGTAGTCCTAATTCAATTATCTTTAATATCATAGCGGTACTATCTTTTCCTCCGCTAAAACTAGCTATATATTGCACTTTAACACCTTCTATCTACATAGCATCAAAAAAATTAATTTGATTCATAACATCAATTAATCTCTTATTGGCCAGATGGAACATATTCTTATCTTTTTCAAATCCTAAGAACTCATACCCCATTTCATAACAAGCAACTAAACTCGATGCACTTCCAACATGAGTATCTAAAATTTTATCTCCTTGTTTAGCATAATTAAGTAATATCCACTTATATAGATTTACAGGCTTTTGAGTAGGATGTATTCTTACCTCATTTCTAGATTTATCTCCCTGCATTATATGTCCTTCACTTATTGACTTTCCTTGCATCATTCCGTTCCACATATACCTAAACATTTTAGTTTTATTATGCATACTGCAGTAAGCCACTTCACAATCACTAAATGTACTTTCTCCATTAACCTTATCCCAAATTATCAATCCTGGTCCTAAATAATAATCAAAATAATTAATTCCCCAAACAATCTGATTTTTAGAAACTCTTTTTAGCTCTTCAAAATATTCTTTACTTGGAATATCCCACGATTCTATTGGCTCATAATTTTTTCTTCTAATTTTTAGCTTATTTATATTTCTTCCATAAAACTTTCTTTTATTTGGGCCAGTAAAATATGGTGGATCTACTATAGCTAAATCAAAATATTTATCTGGAATTAACTTCATGCCTTCCATACAATCTATATTGTAAAGTTTGTTTAACTCAAGCATATTTAACACCTCTCCGTATCTTTCTTATAAACGCCATAGAACGTTTTATCTATTAAGACAATATAACTATCCTCTTTCTCCATAAAAACCTCATGAACGCTATTTTTAGTTAATAGAGGATGGAGCCTTGTCCAATCCTCCAGTAACTTTATTTTTTGTTTATCAAAGAAACTTATTTGATTATTCATAATTACTTTTCTGTAACACAATTCTTAAACTCTTTCTCTAGCTGTCTTATACCTGCTAGTTTAAAGCCCGTACACCATATACATTTAGGACACTTTCTGCACCAGGTACACTGAGTTACTCTATTTATATGATTTTCTCTTATTCCAATCCCTAAAAATCTCTTAGCTCTACGTTTCCACCTTTTATTCCTAGCCATTATTATGCCTCCTAAGCAATCTCATAAATACTTTCTATTATTTCAATAATTTTATTTTTATCATGGCACTTAGATAATTCTTCTAATATTGCTTTTCTCTTATATCCTTGGTTTGCTGTTCTTGATGTATCCCAATATTTTTTTACCGCTTCTAATCCGTCACTTATATTAATAAAATTTAAAAAGTATATATCGCCAGCATCATTTACGTTATATCTAAAACGTGGTTCTTCTTCTTGTTCAAAATAAAACGGATCACCACATTCTAAAGATTTTTCTTTGTAATATTCATCTTCGCCTCTTTTATACTCACATAACTTTTTAGTTAAATTTCTCATTTGTTCAAAATATTTATCTTTATCAAACTTAACTATAAAAACATGATAAGAATGATAAAGTTGACTTACTATTAATGTGTATTTATATTCACTCATAATTACTCTCCTAAAAAGATATTTCTTTAATTAAACTAGATTCATATAATAGAACAGGCCACTCGTTTAATGTTTCTATATATGCATCAATTGGTATTCCTAAGCTTGTATCATAATCTAGTTCATAATATTTAACTTCTCCACTGGTCAATCTGCTTCTCATTCCTAAAACATTACTTTTAACAGTTCCAGTACCTTCAAGTATTCTTATTATGTTATTCTCTTTAACAAGTACTATTTTCATAATTACTCACCTTTCTCTACTCTCTCAAATTCGATAACCCATACCCACGGATTGCCTTCCCAAGAGTATTTTTCTTCCTTTACTGTGCTATTCCATAAAAGACTAAATGCTGCTCTCTCTAACGAATCATTTAATCCTATTCCTGCTATTTGTATATGCTCTGCTTCATCATAAAAGCTTGTACTACTTATTCCTTCTTGATAGCATCCTTCATCTGTAATATCTTTTAATCTTTCAACTTTTATACTTGTTACTTTTAAAAATAATCTAGCCAGTCTCTTTGGCATATGAATACTTGGTGTCCATGGATACGGTCTGCCTAAACTAAAACCATCTCCATCTACATAATCAAATGTCATTAAAGTTTGTTCATCCAATTCATTAGCTCTATAGAATACAGTTTCTCCTTCCACCTCATTACCATTTTCATCTATATAACTATCCATTTTTGCAAATGTTTCTCTTACATAAAGAATATTCCCAACATGAAACTTAGAAAATTTTCTTATATACTCATTTTCTTCCCACCATACACAACCATGAGTATAATCTTTTATATACCATTTCTTATCAGTTTCATTAAACTCTCTCCAAAATCCAAATCCACTAGGAGTATCATTACTTGGAGTTCTTTTAATAATTCTCCTAGTACAAGTCTTTTCACCATCAAGGATGGCTCTTACCATTGCTGTATTAAATAAAATTGCTTTCATCTTAAACCCCCTTCTTTATACCTTTTGCCATTACATATTCTTTTCCATCTCTAGCATCTACAATTACAACTCCTAAAGTTCCATTAAGCTCCTTAGCTACTAAAGCAATTTGAGCTTCTTCACAAAGGTTTTGAATCATACTAAGTACAAAACCTATTTCATTTTTTCTTTCATCCATGCTCTTACACCTCATTTATTCTAAAAAACTCTTCCAAATCATAAACAAATCTAACTTTCTTTTTAGTTCCTTTAATCTCCATTCCATTTTCTATACACCATTTAACTGGTATACTCTTTCTCTCTGCCTTTTTAATAAACTCATTAAGTTTTTGTACCTCTATTGCATAAACACTCTCTAACGGTCTAAAATTTAGCAAGAAATATGGTTCCACATTTTCGTACTTACTAGCTTTAATCATTCCTTCAATTTGATTCTTTCTAATACCACTTAAAGGAATACTTGCTCCCTTATAACTCTTAAGTTCAAATAGAAATAACTTATCCTCTGCAAACACTTCAAAATCACAAATATTATGAGCTTGAAATCTTACATTTTCATTCTTAGTTCCATTAAAGTTAGCTGTACCATCTTTAAATCTATAAACAAAGTATTTCTCTGGAATAGACTTTTTAAAATCTTCCTCAAACTTTTTACCTTCGTTTTTCATTACCACCTATATCCTCCAAATCTAACATTCCATTTCTTTCTTCCACTTATTTCTCTAACTTTTAAATAAGCAGCTACTTCTCTATTTCTTTCTATTTTTCTTTTAGCTAAATCTCTATAGGGCTTTAATGCTAGTTCATGTACTGAATAAACTTCTAGTAAATTAACTCTCATTTTAATCACACCTTCTAAATTTTTATTCTTCCCATCCTAATAATTGCTTTTCTAAAGAATCATAGTCATAATCCCTTTGAGTAAAGTTACAATTTTTATTAACTTGTCCTTTATTAGGTTGCCAATCTTTTTTTATAGCTGCTATAAGAGCTCCTACTCTATTATTAATTTTCTTCATTTGATTAATAATTTTGAGTTTCTCAACAACAACATTAACAAAAACCTTATTGTTAGAACAAAACTCTGTAAGAGATTTAATTTCATCAGATGAAAAACTTTTTAATACTTCTTTAAGCTCTTCTCTTTTATCAACAACAACATTTTCCTCTCCTGTTGTTGTTCTAACCTGTCCTGTACTAACCTGTCCTGTACTATCCTGTCCTAACCTGTCCTGTCCTATGCCGTCCATTGGTTGTCCATGGGACGTCCCATTGTCGTCCCATGATTTCTTTTTTCTATCTGCTCTTTCTTTAGATTCTAATAAATTAACTTCTGGCATAATTTGAAGCAATAGATCTTTATACATAGAATCAATTTTTCTATCTGCTCTTATTTTGTTATGTTCTTTCCAATCAATAATATAAGTTACTAAATCTTCATTTAAAACTCTTATATACCCCTTAGAAACTAATATTCTTAAGTCATCCTCAGTAGCTCCTGTCATTCTTAATACATTAAAAGCTTCAACTATTCCATCATCATCTGCCCTCATTCCTAAATCATAATAAAGAAGTCTTGAAGATGAAGGCATTTTTAAAAACTTAGCTGAATCAATTACTTTTATAGAAAACATTCTTCTTTGTGCCAAACCTTTTCACTCCTTACATCTGTCTTAACTTATAAGCTTCATTAAGTTTATTTCTCAATTCATTGAAAGAAGCTTCATCTAAATTAAGTTTAGTATCCTCTTCAATGAATATAATTACGTTATTTGTATCTTTTATATCTATAGAAAAATTTTGTTCTTTACCATACTTTCGTATTTCAAGTTCTAATCCATTTAACATCATTTTAAATTCCTCCTAAGCTTTCTTTTGGCAATCCATACATAATACTTTCTGATACTTTTTATGTGAGAAATTTGCAACATTATAAGGCACATCTTTACCACAGCTCGTACACTTATAAACTTTGTTAGAGTTTTGATTTTGACTGTTGCTAGTTTTACCTCTAGTATCTTTACTATCTGGATCATCATTATCTGTTGGAGCTTGTAAACTCTTAAGTATAAAATATCTTTCTGAATAAGTTAGTCCACTTCCATAAGCCTTACTTATATCATCCTGTTGGCCAAATATATCAAAGCTGCACTCTTCTCTTTCTGTTGGTTCATCTGCATTAATCCAAGTATATTTAACCTTACCAGCTATAACAAAATCTGTTTTATCCTCACCTTTTGAATTCTTATAATCAAATGTTGTCCATAAAATATCCTCTGTTTCTATTTTTAATAAAACTCTTAATTCATCCATCTTAGGTCTTATTTTACTTAAGACTTGGCTACCAGAAACATATTGGTAACCAAATCCTTTAGTATCTTTTACAAAGTTATCTATCTCTTTTCTAACTTCTATAAGCTTTTGCCATAAGTTCATAAAATCCACCTACTTTATTTGTAATGATTTATTTTCAACTAATTCTGCACCTTCAATTATTTCTCCATTCTTAAGTGCCTTACCTAAATCAGTTTTAGATATAGTTTCAGTTGTTTTAATCTTTATAAACTCTTTAGGTATCTTAGTTTCATCTAGTACCTTAACTACCTTAGATTTTCTAAATGATATTTTGAATAGCTTTCCTTCAACCTTAGTTAGACCTATTCCATTCATTTCAAACTCAACATACTCTTTTAGTTTTTTTACTGTATTTTCTTTTTGCTTCTTTAAAGCTGATAATCTTTTTATTTCTTCATCTATTCCTATAGAATCAGCTTCTATTTCTTTTATAACCTTGCAAGTATTCTCTATCTTAGTGTTTATATCATCCTCAACTTGTCCTAATGCTCCATGGATCATTTCAACTGTTAATCCTTCTTGCTCTCCTAAGTTATCTAATAAACTTTCTAAGTTTCTATAATTCTGTGTTAATTCATATAGCTTCATACTTAACTCCCTCCTAGTCTGTGTAAACTGCTGCTACAAAATTATTTCCGTTCTTAGTTACATAGCCACCAAAACAAGTATTACCATCATCACATAAAAGTAATATATCTAATTCACTTAAACTCTCATTCAATATAGTTCCCTTGTATGTTGTTCTCCCATAACTAGGCATAACAGAATCAATCTTTATATTCTCCTCTTTGCTTAATTCCTTAAATCTGTTATATCTTTCATCTCTTAAAGCTTCTTCATTTGCTGTAAAAGCCCATCCACTTATATTCATTTTTAAATCCTCCTTAAAATATGTTATAATTCTCTTGAATTTTCTTTTTTATGAGTACATTGGTTACTTTGGTCGGTACCAATGCACTCTCTTTTTATTTCTTCCTCTATTAAAACGTTTAGAGGTTTGTCTACTGTTAAGTTACTAATTCTTTCTTGCACTCTATCTGCTATCATCTTAGCTGCTCTTATTAAATCCATGATTAACACCACATCTTCCATGATAGACAGAAGAAAAATGTCCAAATGATTAATGCTAATAATGTAACTCCTAAACATCCTGTATTTAACTTTTTCATATAATCCTCCTATATAATTTTTCTGTTATGTTAAGTACTTCTAAAAAATACTTTTCTGGAATAGGCTTCTTAAATCTAAGATTATTAAATTTTAGGTCCTGCTCTACAGATAATAAAATATTTTCAAATTCCTCTTTGCTGCATCTAGCTTTTAAAGATTCTATATATTTGTAATTCATGCTAAGCTATAAGGCTTTCTCTTAAAGAGCTTATTGCCCTTCTCTTGATTCTAGAAATTTGAACTTGATTAGTTCCTAATAATTTAGCTACTTCATTTTGCGTTTTCCCTTCAAAGAAAAGTAACTGAATTATTTGTTTTTCTTTATTTTTAAGCTTGTTTATAGCAATCTTTAAGTCTAGCTTTTCTATCTCATTATCAATTTCAAAATTAGAAACACAATTTTCTATAACCTCAATCTTTTTCCCTTCCAAAGGTAAAGTGTTATTAAGAGAAGAAATATTTACTTTCTCATAGACTTCTTTATTATCATTTCTTTTTCTGATAAATCTATTTTTATCATGAAAATACTCTGTTCTAATAAATCCTCTCATTGTATTTATTGCATAAGTTGAAAACTTAAAACCTTTCTTTTCATCAAAATTATTTGAAGCTCTAACAAGTCCTAGCATTGCAATTGAAATCAATTCATCTAAAGCTCTTTCATCACCTTTTTTATGAACTTCATTTGCTACCTTGTAAGCTAACTTCAAATGCTCCTCTGCTTTTATCATGATTCCACCTCTTAAATTACGTTTATTGAGAAGATAAAACTCAAAACGCATCCAACAAATATAATTAGATACTTAAAACTTTTTTTAGGATCCTTCTCACTTATAGATAAATCTATAAAATAACAGCTTAAAAATAAACTTGTTGCTGATGTTATTATTCCAAATACTATTCTTCCTCCTGGAGTAAGCATTTTTCTCTTAACCTCTTTTCTTCTTTTAATTTTTGAGTTCGCTCCCATTGTCTTGCCATTCTTTTTTTTAGTTCCTCTTCACTAACAGCGAAATAAACTGGATTTTTAGTATTTGCTTTACTTTTTCTTAACTTGCTATAGTCTATCTCTATAGGTTCAAATTTCCTTTTAGCCATTTCTATTCTCCTTTGCTTTATTTACCCTTAGCTCTAAAAGGATTTTAATAGAGCTTGTCTTATTCATTCCCTTAGTATCAGAGGGATTCGCTATTTACTGATACTTGTCCTATATATTTCCAACCTTTATAATTTAAGTATCGGCTCCGCCAAGTCGAAATAAATTATGAAGGGTGGTGATTTTGTGATAAAAAACAAATACGACTTTCTTAAATATCTAATCGCTCATATGTCTAAAGATACATATAGATTTGTTGATGAAGGTAATAACCTTTTAAATTTAGTTGATGCTTATACACAACAAGAATATCTTGAAGATTTAGAGTATGATGGGTTTATAAAAACATGTGTTGGCTATATACAAATAAATCCAGAAACTATTCTTGCTATGAAAAAGCTATATAACATTTAAAATTTTTAGCACTTTCAATATTTCAACCAAACGATATTCTTTTGTTGTAAAATCAAATATTGCAAGTG